TACCGTTTTGTGCCACCGAGCGGGCTTGTCCAACACCGGCTCGTTGGCCACCATGGAACTGGTGTTGACTGTCAGATTTCCGAGGAATTTTAGATCCGCCGCGATCACCTGCTCGGCGAGCATAATGAAGGTAGGGATTTTTTCGATAGTCGCCGTATCGGTACGTTCCAGGTAACTCTGGATGTTCTCGTACAGGCTATCGTAGGTCATTACCGCTGCAGCGGGCATACAGGTCTCCCGTGAAACAGGGGTGATTTGCCGGTATTATACCAGACACCGTGCAAAAGGTCAATTGAGAAAGGCGGCTTCGGCCACCCTTCGGCGGGTCAGTCCGGGCAGTACTCGACCGGCGGCTTTATTCCATTTCACGATCTCTTCGGCGGTACCCGCCCAGTCGCCCGCCTCCACCCGCTTGCGCAGGGTCGAGACCCGGTAGTTACCCAAGCCGCAATTATAGGCGAAAGATATTAGCGCGGCGATCCGACGGTCCGAGGCTCCGGCCAGCTGCGGAGATATCTTGAAGAGCCCCATGGCCTTCTGCGCTATCTCCCGATCCAGTTCGGCGGTCGCCATTTGCTCGGTCCAGACGGTCTCGGGAGTCACGTGAGGCCCCGTCGTGCCGTATCCGATGGTCCAAGGAGCGCCCCCGGTGCCCGGGTCGGGGTAAGACCGGCACCCGCCGTCCGGAAGCTTGCGGTGGTACCCCTCGAAGGGCTTCACGAGCGCCTCCCGAGCTATCTGGAAGGCATCTCGAATCATTTTTTGTACTTCTCGATGGCTCGACCCACGAACCAGAAGGTAAGGATCATCGACAGAAGGCCGAAATCCTGCTCGGTCCACGCCTCTTTCAGGGTCTCGGCCATGCTTTGGTTCATCTGGTACGCGATCCAGATAGTGGCGAACTTGGCGGCACTGTACAGGAACATGAACCAATAGGTCACGCCGGGTCGAACGAGCGCCGAAGCCGAGGCTACCCACTTCCAGGCTTTCTCGTCGGCCCGTTCCTGCTGTTGGAACGCCGCTTGGATAGCGTCGAGGGCGGCGGTGGAATGGTCGACGTATTTCTCCTCCATCCGGAACTCGCCGCGCATCTTCTCCAGATCGGTCTGGAGAGTGAACATCTTGAGTTCGTGCTCGCGCTCGTTCTTTTTGTCGAGGAATTTCAGCACCTCGGGGGCCAGTCGAAATAGCCCGCCGAACAAAGTGCCGAGAATACCGCTTCCGAAGAATTCGAGCATATCAATCCTTTCGTGTGGTGACCACATCGTCACCCTTGCGCACTGTCACTCGGTCGCCTTCAACGTCTACTCGCATAGGCTGTTCGGCACGGTCGAGACGGTCGAGCTTGTCGATCAGCTGGCGCATAATCTCGAACTCTGGCTTTTCCTGCTTCGGCGACGCACCAGCGATGCCATTGAGCATTGCGATCAGTGCGGTGAGCGCGGCGGATACCAGACCAATGACGGCGGCGATCTTGGATTCGTCCAGATAGATGCTAGCACCGACACCGATCAGCACAATGATCGTGATGCACAGCAAGCCCCACTTGCCGATGGCTTTGCCCGCCACGTCTTTGGCACTCGCTTGCGCCTCCAGACGGTCTCGCTCGGCTTTGGCCTGTGCTCGTAGTAGCTTGATATCTTGCATCATATCCCCAACAGCTTTTTCACAAACATCGCCGCTACACCGGGGCCAAGCAGTACCGCTGCAATAGTGATGTAGAGCAGAATCTCAATTTTCTGCATGCGCTTCTTGCCGTTGTCGAGCGAATCATTGATCTTCTCGTAGCGTGCGGCGCAGACGGCTTCATGTACGGACAGCCGAGTCTCCATCGATTCTTCCCCCATGGCTCAATCAAAGCCCCTCAAAGTCTTGGCGAGGCGCGCACGCTGGCCGAGCTTGCCCGGCGCTTTAGCCGCTTTATCCAGGGTCTTTGCCGGAATCTTCTTGTCTGATGGAACACCCAGCGACTTCTTGAGTGCGCCGGGCTTACTGATTGCCTTCTGAATCCACTTTTCCGCCATTTTCGGGCTCCTGAGGTGCGAGTTGAGCATCGGCCTGGGTCTTGATCTTCATTGCCACCGGGTATGCGCCGGATTTGGTGGGCAACTCACTCAGGCCAGCCAGAATTAGGTTGATTTCATCGATTGTGAGATGTTGTAGTGTGATCATGCGACGGTCTCTAATGCTTTTCGAGGTTTTACGGTTTGCTTGGCAAGGATAATGGCCGTCGAGGTGTCGCGATCAATCTCCAGATAGCCTACGCAGACGATGTTGTAGTCCACGCCGTTTGCATCCTTCTCGCTGCGCACGGGCACCCGAATATCTAGTTCCTTGAATAGAAATTCCTTGTCGCCCTCGAACACTCGCCAGACGTGATCGACCGTACCGCGACCGGGCTGGCCACGGGTCTTGTTGAAGCGGATGCTGTACTTGTTCATACCACCTCCGCAGCGGGAGTCGGGCAGGAGAAAGCGGGGGCGTTGGGGATAGGGCGCAGGCCGATGTTGAAGTGGATGAACTTCATCGGCTTGTCAGACTCGTTGCGGCTGAAGCTGTGCGGCAGCCATGCGTTGGTGAACATCAGCATGCCCGGCTTGGCTTCAAAGTTAATCATGTTGCTGGCGAACGTGGCCTGCGTAACATCTTTCTCGTTCCAAGAAATCAGGGGCTTGCCCGCGCGGGGGTCGTGGAACACCACGCGAGAGCCGTTTTCTGGTGCCTCAAGGAAATAGAAGCCAACGATCTGGGAGCCAGCGCCGTGAACGTGCTGATCCATGCCCGAGGTCTTGAAGTGCTCTTGGCACCACATCTCAGAGAAATAGGTCTCAAACCCGTCAAGGTTGTAACCCTGCTCAACCAAGATGTTGAATGCGGTCTGACCAACGTAATACTGAAACGGAATGATGTCCGGCTGGTCAAACAAGTTGCCAGTCATGTTGACCGGGTAGATGTCGTTGGTCGGGCGCTCTTTGCGTGCAACCTCCAAACCTTCGTTGGCGATCTTGAGAACAGGCTCAAGAAACTCCGGCTTTTCAATCGTGTAGACGACTGTTGGAAAATACAAGTTCGCGTTCAACGCGTCTTGTTTGGGTTCTTCGGGTTTTGCTGCACACATGTTTGTTCCTTACCAAGAAAAGACTGTCACTTGACCGCGACCGCCAGCACCACCGGCACCGCTGTTTCCGGCGCAACTATTACCGCCACCGCCACCGCCCCCAGCAGGCACTCCGCCGTTGCCGCCGTTGCCTCCTGCCGCAGCAGTATTGCTTGCGGCTCCGCCTCCACCGCCAGCACCTGAGCCGTTACCGCATTTTCCATCGGCTCCGTTGCCACCCGAACTGCCCGAAGTAAGCGGAGCACTTCCTCCACCGCCATTTGCGTAGCGATTGACGCCACCGCCTGCGCCTCCATTAAACACTGTACAACAACCTACTGACGTTACAGAGCCACCACCTCCGCCACCGCCACCGCCAAAAACGGAAGAGCCGCCAGTGCCGTTTGTAATAAGTGCGCCAGCCCAGCCGCCTGCGCCACCACCCCACTCGGCGTTGCCAGCGATACCGCCGGAACAAGCACCGCCGCCTCCACCTCTTACATTGGAGTACGCGCTTGAGCCGCCGTAATAAATTGACCATGGGTTGCCACCGGTTGCGCTTGCACCGGCGGTTGCTCCACCACTTACGATGCCTCCACCGCCGCCTCCAGAACGAGAACCGGCTGATTGACCACCAGCGCCGCGCCCACCTCCGTATGCAAGCACGTAGCTTCCAAACGAAGAGGTTCCGCCAGAGGTGCCGTTGTTTCCCGCGCCAGCAGAAGAGGCGCCACCACTGCCGCCAGAGCCAACAGTTACGGTGACTCTGCAAGTCAAAGCGGTTGCCAAAAACAGTTGACTGTTTCTTGCACCACCGCCACCGCCCGACCCGCCGCCATAGCCGCCCTGCTTATACCCACTACCACCGCCACCGCCAGCACCCCACACGCACACCTGCACGTAAGTGACGCCACGAGGCTTCACCCATGTTCCAGAGGCCGTGAAAACCTGGACGTTGGCTACGTTCTCAGAGACCTGATAACTGAATGCAGTTTGCTGATTCGACAGTGGCATAGCAATCTCCGCGCTTATGCAGCGGGCTGTTCAACATCTTCAGGCGGACGAACAAATGCGCCATTCTCGTACTTCCAGCCGATGTCGCAAAGCACCTCTTCTGCCTTGACCATTGTATGGCCTTCGGGCGGAGTCCATTGAGAAACTTCGTCCCAAATAATCATGTTCTCAACAACACCGTCGGGATTAACAATTGCATAGCGTTTCATTTTTACCTCACCAAGAATAAACCCGTACTTGTCCTGCGCCGCCGCAGCCGCCTTTGCCAGAACTATTGGTGCTGGTGTATACGGTGCCGCCACCACCACCGCCACC